ACAGTGCTATTACCACCACCGTCTAGTTTCCAGTTAATCGTAGCCTTCATGACCGTGTCATTGACAAGTTCAGGGTATTCAATGCTGGTGATAAAACAAGTGCCAGCAAAGTTTGCTTGATTGCTTGCAGCGACGGTAGCAACTTGCTTGGGAAAAGTAATCGTAACAAGAGCAGTTGTGCCAGGAGCCGGCAAAACTTGCGTCGTTTGTGCGCCAGAAAGACCTTCCTTTTGATCGAACAAAACAACGGCGGAGCCTTCTGGAGTTTCCAGCAGGTCGGTTGGAATGTATCTTTTATGGCCTGTGGTGCCAAGCGTGCTGATTTCAAGCGGTTCAACTGATTGGCTGCCAACAGTAATGCTTTCAATCGCAAACGATTGCGTGAACGTGGAAAACGTCAGCGATGCTCCATTCCCGGTATCTGCAATTGTCATTTTATACGTCCTCTAAAAACGTGATCAAGAAATCCTGCGAGGCGACATACCTCGCAACCTCAGTGCCATCGGTAGGTAAATTGACGTAATGCGATTGTCCCGTATCGCAGCTTACGTTCCTTACTGACACACCGCTCCTTGTGCCACGCATTTGAATTATAGCCAATCTCACGGCTTCCGCTACTTCATTCGCCTTAGATCGTTTTGCTGCATAAGCCCCGATTGTAACCCTCGCCTCCACAAGCCTGCCAAAAGTGCCCTGAATTGTGTCCAAATGCCTGCCGCTGACTCTCCAGAATACCAGGGCTGGCAGCTGGTCGCGGTCGTCCAGTAAATCTGGGCGAATTCGCGTTCCCACCAAATTGGTGACCGCTGTCGTAGCGGCAAGGTAATCGTAGATGGCAGCATTCAGATCCGTCATCGAATTGTTTTTAGCCTCCGGCGAAGCTCCGAAACCATTGCCCTTTTGAATTCGCGAGCAATTTGGTCTCTGTTTTCGTCTACCGCCCGCTTAATGTAGTCATTGTCTTTGGCTGTTACTCTTGGATGATTGACAGGCCGCTTGCCCCAGTACCATCGCTCGCGAGTGTCTTTTTGCATCGGGTGGACGAAATTGTGAATGTTTCCTTCGGGGAACCGAGGGCCGACAAGTGCGTACGGATCCTTGGTTTTCTTATTCGTTCTCTTGGCTCGGATCACCAGGTCTCGGCTGATTGTCGTGCTCCATTTGTATTTGCTTGTCATGCTGGGCAGCCAGCGATCGCGGGTTGTCTTAAAGCTACGTCGCGAAATTGGAACCTTTTCTGCAATGCGCGCTTTCAGCAAGTCGCCGGCAACATTCAAAGCGTTATCGTTAGCAGCCTTTTGCACCTCAAATGGAAGCTTGACAAGATACTTTTCAAGTATTTTTGCTCCGCTCTCGTCAATCTGCAAGGCTAAAATTTTTCCCATTATTTAATTACCTTGCAATGAAGTTCCATGTACATGTTGCGACCAGCAATTGGCCTGACGAAGACAACACCATATTCCTCGCCATCAAACTGAATGCGATTTACGGGGCTGTAGACATCGCTGTATCGCACGGTAAACACGCAGTCGACTCCTTCCTCAACCTGCCTGCCATTGGCTGTCTGGTAGCCTCTGACGTACTCATAATCGGCAGGCTCGCCGCTCAGCACATCCAGCCAGCTAACCACCTCTTGGCCCTGGTCCGTAGTTTTGATCGGCACCTGCACTGTGATGCGGTGGCGGAGTGCCGAGATGCTATTCCTGGCCTTGCCTTTGTACATCAGGGATAACTCGACCGCTGGAGGTTGGCGATCTGGTTATAGTAAGTCTTCATGGTCGGAGGTGCAGGGTTGTCCCCACGGTCACCATCGAAGTAATGACCGACGAGCAGCAAGAGGGCATGCTTGACCTGCCGTGGAATGGCTGCGTCATTGGCATAGCCGGCGACGAACGTCACCGTGACGGCATCCCAGCGGTCTTGCACGTCAGGCCATGATTGATTCGGCTTAAGCCTGATTTCTCTTGCCGTCTGGTCGTAGGCATAAACGCTGCTGGACAAAGCCTGAGATGCGCCAGCCTGGTCGAAATAGGCAATGCTCGAAATAGTCGAAACTGGGAATTTGCTGATTCGCAGCCCGTCCTGAAAGACTGGGAACAGCTGGACCCAAGTTTGTGCGAGGATCGCGCTGCTGGTGTCTTGCTCGTACTTGCTGACGGCGGACTCAATTAAAAGGTCGAGCTCCTCGTCGTGGCTGATGTCTGTGACGTTGAGGTTGAGGTGCTGTTTGACCTCGCTCTTCTTCAGCGGCAGGCTCGTCGGAGCCACTGTCCGATAGTGCCGGATCAGGTCGTCCTTCTGCTTGTACGGCGAGATTTCGTCGTATGAGTACATTTGCCACGGGCCTCGCTAGTTCACAGATTTCGCCAGCCTTGAATCGACGCCAATCGCGCGAAAACTTAATCAACATCAACATTTCGTTTTTGCCAGTCTTTGGGGTAGGTGTGGACTGGCTTGTATTGTCCGTCCACCTCCAGAAATTCAGAAATGACTTCTTCGAGGTGGCCGATGGTATTGAACGGATCGACGTACAGGGTCCGGCCAGCCTTCTCCCATTGTCTCCAAAACCAAATATCGTCGTCAATCTTTCCCTCGCCCCATTCTCCTTTTTCGTTTGGCTGAGACCAAAACCAGGGCTTGGGAACATCCTTAAGCCGATCAAATTTAATCGCAGTCAAGCCGAAGTGACCCGTGCTAATCTGCACCGGCTCACCGTTGCTCGACAGTTCTGTTTTGCTTCCGGATGTCATCAGCGGCGTTTCTCGCCCGCGCCCCCGCTGAATAGTGGTAAGCGCGTCGATGTTCTCGTATGTTATAAGCACGCTCAGCAATTGCTGAACGTGCTGATATGTGAACACTGAATCAAAGTCGACGGTAATTCCGACTTCGCATCCAGTGGCAATCGCTTCCTCAAACATGGTTTGCATGCACTGTCCATAGAACACGCCCCCCGAAACCATCAGCGGAACTTTGCATTTCGACAATGAAAGCTCGATGTGATTTCTTGCCCAAGTAGGCTCGTACCGTGGCGCGGTCATAAATGCGCAGCACTTGACCCGCTTTGTAATTGTTTCCATCGTCGCCCCGAGTGGTTAAATAATTACAGAACAACAACGCTGGTGCCGGAGTCAGAAAGCGCGTCTCGCGAACCCTTGTCCAGCACTGCAACAGCGGAGCTTAAAACTGCGCCATTGGTGGTCGTGTCTGGAGTCACGGTCAAGCGGATATACCGCTTGCGACCGCTAAGGCTCAAATGGTTTACAGCAACCACAGCCGCAGTGTTGTCAACCGTTCGGTTAAAGGTGGCGTCGAACGTGGCAAAGTTGGTGGCGACAGTGGTATCGCTTTCCGACAGCTGAATAGCAACATTCGTGCTGTTTGTGTTTGCCTCAGCGCCAAGCGTTACAAGGATCATTGCATTGTGCGCGCCTTGCGTATCAAGGTTTGCCGTTCGTGCCGTCGTAGCTGCCGTGGCCGGAGCCAGGAGCTGCGAATAACTTTTGCTTTGCAAGTCTTTCATTTGTTAAACCCTATAGAAGGATGCTAGTTACTAGGAGGGCACCCGCAGTGTAGCTACGGATGCCCCCGGAAACCACTCGGGGCGGTCGAGTGGATCATCAAGATGCAGCTGTCTTCAGAGCCACCATTGGACCTGCAAGTGATGCAGTTCCTTTTTCGTGAATCTGAATGTCAAACCGTTCCGTTGCACGAATGGCAATTGCATCCGAAGTAAAGTAAACCGATTCGTCAGTACGAACGGTCACTCCACGCCGAACGCCCATCGTTCCGCACATGCGGAGGTCACCGAAGTAGCACAGAATTGTCGAAACCGACGCACCTGTGGTCGATGGAAGGACATCTACAAATTCCACGGGATAACCGAGGAACTGTTCGGTCGGACCTGTTGCAAGGGTGCCGTTGGTGTTTCCACCGACCGCATCCATCAGCCGAGCCATCGACGCCCAGTAAACAGCATTGTGGATATACCACCGAGGCTGCATTCCCGGAAATCTCGCCAGCTTGCCCACGGTGGCCTCGAAATCTACGAGGTCAAGCGTGCCAGCACCAGTATTGCCAGCTAGCGCATCATGAACAGAGCCAGCAGCAAGAGCTGATTCTAGGCCAACAATGCCGCCGTAGGTCGATGTACCATCACCACGGAAGCCTGCACGGTCTTCGGCATCAGCAAAGCTGTACGCAATTTCCTCGGTAATGAGATCCGCAAGAGCCACAATGGCATCTTCGCTGAGCTCACTAGATACCTGAGTAAGCACGCCAAGCTTCCTCGCTTCCAGCTTAACCTGGCTCAATTGCAGGTCACTTGCGGTGATTGCTACATTTTCGCCAACGTAATAGGAAGTGAACCCACCGCTGCGGCGAGGAATGATTACCGAGCCGGCTGGCATCGGATAAACAAACGCACTGCGACGGAAGGTGCCACGGTCTTCCACTAAACGGATAATCGATTCTTCCATGAACTCGGGGACGGCATAGCCACCCTTCTCGACGTTCGTGGTGCTGTGAGCGCCGAGGATCCCATGTTCCTTGGCCCATTGCTTGCTAGCCTCATTGCCATAGAGAGCGCCAGCAATAAACTGGCCGGCTGCGTAGGCATCTTCGGGGCTGCCATAGAACTTCGTTCGGCTGTACCGCTTGGCGGTGGCAGGAACGGAGATCTTGCGTGCTTGTGGAGCTACCTCGTCCTGGTCCTGGAACATTCCGACGCTAGCGGCACGACGAGCAGCAATTTCCTTTCGCTCTGTTTCGATGCGGACCAGTCTGGATTCTTGTTCCTTGAGGGATGCAAGCTTGCCAGTAGTATCATCGGTGCCGTAGATTTCGTCGAGCTGGGATTGCTCTTCAGCCAGCAAGTCCCTGTTTTCCTTTTTGGCGACCGCAAGAATTGCATCGCCAATGTCCACGAGGTTTTCGATCTCCTCGCGAATTTGCTTGATATTACGCATAGTTATCATCCCTAGAGTTATAGGGAGGAGCAACAACGCACCTCCCTTAGTCAAAAACCAAGGTCGATGTGTTGTGCCCTAACTAGCGCACAGCACTAAGCAATCACTTTTATATGTATTAAACTATTTTGTCAACTGTTTTTGTATTTAGCCGCAAGTGCTTGATATTTGGCAATTGTGCTTTTTGTTCTTGTGCCAGGTTGAGCTTTAGCCAAAAACTGATGCGGCGTTTTTGCGTATCTGCCCTCTGCCACAGTTGCCGGTTCGCGGACAATCACGCTGACTTCGTCGGCCAGCTTGGCCTCAACAGCCTCTCCGCCAATGTACCACGTCTCAGCCATCAGCAAAGCTGACACCTCTTCGTCACTTATTTGCATCCGCTTTCCGTAGCCCTGCACAAGACGAGATTCGTATTTGTCGAGAAGGTCTGCTGTTCTGCGGAGCTCCTCGGCATTTCCCATTGCCAACGTCCATGGTGAATGAATCATAATTGCAGCATTTGCAGCGATTGAAATTCGCTCCCCGACCATCGCAATGTAGCTTGCAGCCGAAGCAGCGAGAGAGTCGACAATTACGTCAACACCGCCAGGGTGTCTCTCAAGGGCATTGTAAATGGCGATTGCCTCGTCGACGCTTCCGCCGGGGGAGTTAATTCTTGCAGTCACTCGCTGCTTTTTCTTGTACTTAGCGAGAGCAGCAATTACGGTCGACCCGTCGATCATTCCCATGTAACCGGGGCCAATCTCGTCGTACAAAAACATTTCGCCTGTGGCAGTATCAAAATCGAACACGGGCGCATACCTTTTTAATGAGGGTGCGGTCTATGTAAAACGAATTGCATCGAGTTCTTGCAAACGGCAAATATCCCGCTCGAAACGCTACAACGTCTAAAGCGTCTGCATGCCATTGTATCCTAAAGTTATTAAATAACGGCATGCCGCACAACCATTTCGGAATTCTACCGTCAAAATCCTGAAATTCGGCAATATACGGCCCAGCGAGATCATAGTGCTCTACAACAAGCAGCGACGGCTTTGACGTTTCGAGCAGCTCCTCCATGTACCAGCCGTCGCATGAATCGACATCGATGATGACAATCCCTGGCCGCAAGTTTTCAACTTGCAATGACGATTCGTATTTTCCACGAATATCAAATAGCCACGGATGTTTTTTAGCCAAAGCTTCGCGGTTTTCTTGAGCCGCCTCAAAGACAATGACCTTCCAATAAGGATCAGAAAGTAGCTGGCACGTAAGTGGCAATTCTCCGCCATCTCCACCCCCGATTTCATAAGCAAAGTGATCGATGTCCAAACCAGCCCTGCGGACAAACTCGGCAATGATGCCGCTTTCGCCGAACTGCCATCCCTGTCTTGCTTTCGTACACCACTGAAATCGATCATCTAAAACAGCCCAATACGGATCTTCAATCATTTCACGCCCCTGAATACATATCCTGATCGGCACAAATGGCGTCAATCGCACACTGCCTGGCTGTTACGCTCGCAGCATGCTCAGCCAGCCAATCACCAAATTTGGCCTCTTCCTTGGCGGCAGTCAACATCAGCTCCACCGCATCCTCGCAATGCGTGTCAACGACATGTTCAATCATGCCGGCCTGCACAAACGCATTTCTAAGCGTATCCGACCATTTTTCATAAAAAGCCACTGCCTTGGTAAGGGCGTCATCCTTCTTTGCGATTGCTGCCAAGCGGTTCATTTCCAC